GGGGGGGTTACTTACAGTGTGTACCTGGATAATGATGAGAGAATTCATGTCAGGAGAGAATATAAGGTCACGGACGATAAAACGGAATAAAAAAGAGCTGCTGGAGAGCAGCTCAAACCAAGATAGACAAGCCGTGTAACGACTTAAATACATTATATTCTATTGTATTAATAAAGTCAAGAAAAACAATAAAATAATGGCTTTTTAAAAGCAAAAATAAATGCGGTCAAAGCCGCATAAAAACTTGATTGAAATAATTAACTTAAGAACCAGGAGAGACATTTTTAATATGCCATATGTAAAAGAGATATGTGTGGCAGGTAGCGTGGTAACGATAAGGAGATATCATACCCTTAGATATAACTGTAAGGGTGAAAAAAGAGAGAATAGAGAGAAGCCTACAACAGAGATACAGAGGCTTATCAATGATAGGGCAGCGACGAGAAAACTGGCAGCGTCAATGAACACGAATTGGCGGGACGATACAGGAATGCTTGTTACATTCACCTATGCAAAGGATAAAAGGCCGCCCACTGTGGAAGAAATGAATAACGATATACGCAACCTGCTAAAAAATCTCCGCAAGGAGTTCAAAGGTATAGCACCACTAAAGTATATATATGTCAAGGAAGTAGGAAAGAAAGGTGCGCACCATATTCATATGATTATGGATATATGCGATATGCAGATTTTAAAGAAATGCTGGCGAAAAGGACATGTTGACATTAAGCCCCTTGACAGCGACAACGATTATACACGAATAGCAGAATACTTTGTAAAGTATGCGAATAAAACCGAACAGGCATTAGGGGGGAGAATAGGCAAGCGCTGGAATTCTTCCCGTAACCTGAAAAAGCCGGTAATTATTAAAACAATTGTAAATGCTTCAACATTTGCTGGCAAATCAAGAAAGAACACTATCAGGAAATGGGAAGATCAGGGATATTACATGGTAGTAGGTTCGGAAGTCTGCGGAACATCAGAATTAGGGTTTAAGTATTATGAAGTAAAATTCAGGAGGCGACAAAGTGATAAAGGTAAACATATACATAGGGGTATCAGCTAGAGGACCCGCAATAAAGAAACATGCAAGCTATATGTATGTGATAAAAGCCTGCATCAAAGATAAAGAGTGCATCAGGAGCGGTAAGGGAACATTGGAAAATACAACAGAGAATCAGCTAGCACTTACGGCTGTTATTCATGCACTTATGAGGTTTAACAAAGGGTGCGATATCTGCATTAATACATCTAATGAACATGTACTTAACTCATGTCGTAATGCATGGCCGCAACAGTGGGCTAAGAATAACTGGGTGAAATCTAATGGAAGACAGGTCAAAAATGCTGAATTATGGCAGCAGTACTTAAATGTGAGCAGAATGCACAACATAAGCTGGTCTGATGAAAAAGAACATGAATTCAGCAAATGGATTGATCATGAACTTAAAAAGATGGAGGCGGAATATGTCAGGGTATAAGGAAGAACAAATCAAAGAGAAACTTGACAGACTTGAATGGCTTCGTGAGGCGATTATATCTTATAACCCCAATAATACCGTAGAAAATACGAACATGAGAGTTTACAACCTCACAGAAGTAACAGGACATATTGCAAAACTTAAGCGGGAATTATACGAATGCCAGAATCTGACTACATTTTAAAAGGTCAAAAAGACGCAAACCCGCATAAAATCAGAATTGGAGTAGCATTTTACTCCAAAACTATCTACATGATACTTATTTATCTAAGTATATATCACAGTAACTATTAATCTGGCAGCAGTCCTCCCACTATGGGAGGAGAAAGGAGAACATGAGCGCAAGCATATTACAGAACACTAAAGAATGCTTTTTATGCCGTCTGGAAGCGGAAGAAAATGGTATATACATACAACTTCCTTCCGGTGGACTTGAAAAACATCATGTTATGCATGGTACAGCTAATCGCAAAATGTCCGAGAAGTACGGATTGACCGTGTATCTTTGCCCTAAGGACCATAGAACAGGCAAAAAGGCAGTACATAACTGCCGGGAAACGGATTTGAAATTAATCTGCATTGCTCAAAAGAAATTTGAGGATATACACGGACATGATGAGTGGATGCGGGCATTTGGGAAAAACTATATTTAATCAAGGAGGGCAAGTCGTGAAGAACACATTAGGAGACTTAAACAATTATTTATTTGAACAGCTTGATAAGCTGGGAGACGAAGATTTAACAGGAGACGAACTTGATTCAGAAATCAGGAGATCAGAAGCAATGGCGAAGGTAAGCGAGCAGATTATCAGAACCGGAGAACTGCAGCTCAAAGCTATGCGGCACATGGACGAATACGGATATGACAGACCGAAGGCGATTCCTGAAATGCTTGAGGTTCGTCCTCATCAGGGGGGGGGAGTAAGTAATGAAGTGGCCGGAGGAAGTTGTCAGATGGTTGCATGATAATGTACCAGGAAGAACAACAAAACAGGTGACTGAATTAATTAAGCAGCAAGGCTTTGAAGAAAAGTACGGAATAATATTCACCGAGGACAATATCAAGGGAGCGAAAAACAGATACCACATTAAAAGCGGAACAACCCCAGGATTTCCTAAAGGGCGTTCTCTTAAATATCCTCCGGAAATGCGGGAATATATCCGCAGTATTACTCCGGGAAGAACTAAAAATGAGATTGCAAAGATGGTGTCTGAACATTTTGAAATTGAATTCACATATGCAATGTGCAAAGGATACATGGCAAGAAATGACTTACGCTGCAGCAATGATGGCAGATTTCCTAAAGGTAATGTTCCTTACAACAAAGGCAAGCATATGAGTAAAGAACAGTATGAGAAATGCAAGGGTACTATGTTCAAGAAAGGCAATATCCCGGCTAATCGCTTGAAAGTTGGTGAATATACTCATACTACAGACGGATACCTGATAAGGAAAGTCAAGGAAGAAGGCAGCCAGAGAGAACGATTTGAATTTGTTCACCGGGCAACCTGGGAGAAATACAATGGTCCTATTCCCAAAGGGAAAAAGATTATATTTCTTGATAATAATAAGGACAATTGTGATATATCCAACCTGGCGCTTGTTGACGGTTCGGAACTTTTGCAATTGTCAAGAAAAGGATTTAGATCTGACGAGGCAGAATTAACAAAGGCTGGCTTACTTACAGTTAAGTTAAATGCAAAGGTAAAATCTGCCAAGAAAAAGAGGTAACAATAAAAGAATTTTTAATTTTAATGGCACTTATTCCTATAGGTTGCGCAGTGGCAGCAGGCTTCCTCTTGGTTATATGCTATATCATCAAAATTATCAGATACATAATAGACAGAGAGGAGAAATAAATGGGAATAGCAAAGACAGATTGCATTTTCATTCAGACAAAACACAGAGAATGCAGGGCATTACGGAAACTGTATTGTTCGGCATGTGAAGATGGTAAATGCAATTTTTACAAGTCCACAAGAGATTATAACGAGGACGGAACTAAGAAAGATAATAAATGGGAGGGCGTATGAGTAGATTAACAACTCACAAAAAGGTTGAGGAAATGTCAATGATGGAATTAGCACATAATTGTTGCTATGCAGATGGAAAGCGTAACGCCAGATACAGAGACTACAATCTGGATACTGACGGAAGAGAACTTGCAAGACAACTTGCTAAAGATATTTGCGACGAAGATTTAAAAGACTTGTCTGATGAAGAATTTGACGAGTATATATCTTCTGTGCTTTCGGCGGAAATAGACAGCTCAATAGGATTATTAGCTGTGTTTTATCGTAACTTATGGGCTATGGCTGGATTAAGAGAAAGACTGCAGGCTTATGAAGACTTAGACGAAATAGGATACTTGACATGGACTCCGGTAACAGAAAAAGCTCCGAGTGAATTCTGTAATGTTCCCAACCTTTTATTATCATTCTCTGAACCATATATAGTAATGGCAGGAAGATATGAAATTGATAAGGACGGCGAAGGACATTTTTACTTAAGGAACGAAAAGACGCCTTGTGAATCAAAGGGATTACATGTTAATGCCTGGTTAAAAATGCTGCCTCCGTATGAGGAGTTAGTGAGTGCAAGCAAAAATTTTGATGTCAGGAGGTAAATATGTGGCGCATAACAAGAGAAGATGGAAGCAGCGTTGATTTAATAAATAACACTGCAGTAATGTTATACCTGAATACTAGTGATGAAGCTGATTTTAACGAAATAACATCAATCGAAAAGATTACCAAGACGGTCACAGAAGATGTGAAATCGGAAGAAGTAAAGCGTTCTACATGGCAGCAGTTCAGAGAATGCGGAATGCTGTGGTGGATTAATATGATTTTACATACATTTGGCTGGTCCATTGTTTTAGCATTAGACGGAGATATAGTCAAAGACGCATATCCGACAAGAGTAAAATTCCGTGGATTTTCTACAAAAAATAATACGGAAGGATACATAAAAGTTAGCCAGTACATGAAAGAAAATGCAGGAATCTTACTTGAAGAGGCAAAAGAATGAAAGACTGGACAGGAAACAGGAACAGCATTTACAAGACCTTAGGAGCGTCTAATCACACGGAAAAGGAAAGACAGAAAAATGATTATTACGCAACAGAACCACATGCGACAGAACTTTTATTAGAAAAAGAGAAATTTTCTTCAAATATATGGGAATGTGCATGTGGGGGGGTCACATTTCTGATGTTCTTAAGAAAAACGGATACACAGTACATAGCACAGATTTGATTAATCGTGGATATGAGGGAACTGTGTGTGAAGATTTTCTTAAAACAACTCATGTGAATGTAATGGATATAATAACTAATCCTCCGTATAAATTCGCAAGGGAATTCGTCGAACATGCTCTTGATATTTCTATCCAGGGAATAAAGATTGCAATGTTTTTAAAGCTTCAATTTTTGGAAGGAAAAGCAAGAAGAAAACTGTTTGATGAGAATCCACCCAGGGTAATATATGTTTCAAGCGGAAGGCTGCTATGCGCAAAGAATGCTGAATTTGAAAAAATGAAAGCCGGCGGAGGTTCAGCCGTTGCGTATGCATGGTTTATCTGGGAAAAGGGTTATAAAGGAGATACGGTTGTTAAGTGGATTAATTGAGAGGAGAATAATCTATGAAGAAGAAATTTTTAGTAGTTATATTAGGTTTGATATTATGCGTGGGAATGGTAGGGTGTACCGATACAGGTGGCTTTAAAGACTATGATAAACATTCAAAATTGATTGAAATTGAGGGTGAGAAAGATTTGTATTATTACTCTACAACTCATATTGTTTACATAACATTTAATGAAGGTGTAGGAGGACAATATGGTTATAGCTACGGCTATATGGCGCCGTATTATTCAGAAAGCGGTAAATTATGTATTTATGACACTGAAAACAAAGCTATTATCGAAATAGGAGAATAGATAATGAGAAAAACTATTCCTAAAAAGATCAGAAAAATTGTGTATCAAAAATACAATGGCCATTGTGCATATTGTGGCTGCGTGATATCGGAAAAAGGATTTAATGTAGACCATCTTCATTGCTTAAGAAATTATGAGTATACCGAAGAATTCACGGGTATAGATGTACACGATATAAGCAATATGATGCCAGCCTGCGGCTCTTGCAATCGATACAAGGCAACGATGGATTTAGAGACATTTAGGGAACAACTACAAAAAATACCAGACAGGCTAAAAAGGGATGTGTGTACTTACAATATCGCTGTGAGGTTTGGTATGGTTCAGGAAAAACGAGAGCCAATAAAATTTTACTTCGAAAAAATGAAAGAAACAGGAACGGCAGAAGTCACAGGCAAGGATTTCAAGTCCGAATACATAATTTTAAAAAATAAAATTAAGACGAAACAGTGCAGCGTAGAATATGCACAAGGATATTTGTACTGCTTAATAAGATTCTTGATTTTATTGATAATCAGCCAACAGCCTATGATGTTAATAAGGTTATTAATCAAATGGAAAAAGATAAATTCATTGACTGCGAGACTATATTATCAGATGTACATCAAGGATATAACGCTGGGCTAAGCAGAGCAATCGAGATAGTAAAGGCAGGTGGTTTATAATGCTAACATTGCCAATCAAGAAAAAGTGGTTCGACATGATTCTTTCTGGAGAAAAGAGAGAAGAGTATCGAGAAATAAAAGAATATTACGAAACAAGATTCCGGAATCTGTTCGGAGCAATAACTATATATCCATCAAGTATCTTTTCAGATAGAAGCAAATATGAACTGTTGCAAGGCGAGGCAGTACCAGAGGAGATAAGGAAAGACAGCATACAGGAGATTATTTTCCGTAATGGATATAGCAAGGATTCTAAAGCAATAAAAGCAAGATGTAAATTAAGAATTGGAAAAGGGAGACCGGAGTGGGGAGCTTTGCCGGATAAGCAGTATTATATTTTAGAAATTCTTGATAAGGAAGAGCTGGCAGCAAGTTACAATTTAGTAACTTAATGCAATTTACGCGGGACTACACAATTAAGAGGAATGGCAGGTTATCCGCAAAAAGCACTAGATCTGATGATTGCCCTATGGACGCATCATTTGTTGCATGTACCTCATGCGATTTTGTTACAAATTGTGACGGAGAATATAAAGATTATGAGAGAAGAATACAAGTATATAGCCAAGATGGCGTAATGATGTATGACGAAAAATTTTTTTGATAGGAGAACAGAATGAGCAGAATATATATTAGTGGACCTATAACAAATGTTGACCATTACATGGAAAGATTTTGTGATGCAGAGAAACGATTAAGAGAGCAGGGATACAGCGTAATGAATCCGGCCAGAATATTGAAATGCATGCCTCCTGATACCACATACAAGGAATTCATGCAAATGTCAATTACTATGTTAAAAATGTGTGATCAAATATATATGCTTAAAGGCTGGGAAAAGTCATGCGGTGCAAATCAGGAATATGGATACGCGCTGGCATGTGACATGATTATAGAGAGAGAGGTGTAAGTGTGGAAGGACCATTTAATGACAGAGAATATATGTTGCTTCGTTCTGCAATTGCAAGGGAACAGGAAGCGTGTTCAACAGTTGAAGAGGAAGGAGAACTGACAGCCATTCTTAAAGACATAGAAGACAAGATATATTATATGCAGAACCCTGATGAACAGGTTGCCGTGTGTGCAATACAAGGTTTTGCTACAGACTGCAGTCTGGCCATAGCGGAAGAAATTGTTAATATACAGAAGAATTCTGAAATAGCAGAGAATGCAAGAACGGGATACAGATTCGGACTGGGAGTAGCCAGGAGCATTGTAAGAAAACTTGAAGAAAAGGCAACAAAGCGCAGGGAGTAAAGTATGATAGACGAAAAATTCGCAAGAGAATGTGCAGATGTATATTGTATAGCATTTGAACAGGCACGCAAGCGGTGCAAGAATGATGTTTTATCTATGCAGGCGGCACAAGTAGTTCTGCAGGCTCATATTGTGGTTCATTGCAATCCGGAAGAAAGACAGATAAAAGCTGCAGAAGAAATTGCAGAACGCAGGGCAGAAGAAAAAATTTTGAAGAGCATGCAAAAACAATATAAGAAGATGCAGGAGGAAAAAGTTGAACAGGACAAGAAAAGTAAAGGAGAGACGGAATGAGTTTGCAGGCGTTCCGACCCTGACAATATGCCAGAGTATCCAACTACTAATCAACGAACTGGCCGAGAGAGATATTTATATAAAAGATTTTGACAACAAGGAGAAAAGCCTTAAGCAAATACAATACATAGGCGGTAAATTGTATTACCTGTCAGAATAGGAGCAAATATGGATAAGACGAAAGGGCTTTCAGACGAGGCAAGAATCCTTGATGATTTTTTGAAGCAATATAGAGTATGCATTAACAGAAAACACGCATTAGAAGCAAGAGAACAGGATATTATAAGAGAATTTGATATGCCTCTTAATGCACCGGTTAATGATGGAATGCCGAGGGGGTCAGGA